TAGGTATTCATGAAACCAATGAAGATTGGTTAACTTATACCGCTAGTAGTGATACTAACTTTGCTCAGATTCTTGCAGATTTTAACGCGACAATCAAGCAATTTGGAACTGATTTGGGAACCCCCATCACATGTAACAATGACGGAAATGGAGTATTCAATTGCGAATAGTTACATAAAAGTTGTATAAATAATGGGGACGATAAGTCCCCTTTTTTAATTATGAGGTAAATTATGGTAAAAGAAATAAAGAAAGTATTGGAAGGTGCAGAATTTGTTATGAAGGACATGCCTGAAGAGTTGAAAGATTTGAAAGAACAAGTCGTAAATCCAAAATTAATGGATGATTTTGATAGTTTATATGATGAAGATATCGATGCCGAAACAGTTAAGGCACTATCACACGCATTAGAACTTGACTATGTTGAAAAGTGGAAAGTCTTTGCTCAAATGAAACTCCTAGAAAGAAATTTTGCTATCGCTGAACAAGCAAGGGTCGCCTTGCGTGAACAGTTGACAACTGCTAATGCCAATGTTCAAGTTCTTCTGAGGAACTATGAAGAGAAAAAGATTGGATTAGACCATGAGATACAGGAGAAGTTGAAGGTCAAAGAAGAACTCAAGGCAGTTCGCGCTGAGTTGAGGTCGCTCAAAAAATCTAAAGACTCTTCTGAAGCAAAAAGCGACAAAAATAAATCCGAGCCAAAAAACGCCTAGCTGGTTTTTTATAAATAGTGGAAAACACAATGTTTATGGAAGAAGTAATTAATGGTCGGATTTTTATCATATCTAAACGAAGATGCACAGGGTAAGAACCTACATCTTGAACACCTAGAAGACGAAATTCTTAATTTCGGGATAGGTGGTGCTCGTGGTGCAATCAACTTCCTACAGTCATTAAGAGATATGCTGTCGGGAAGTTCTCGTTCATCTGTAAACATGACAGTCAAGTGGGATGGCGCACCCGCTATATTTGCTGGTATAGACCCCAAAGATGGTAAATTCTTTGTTGCCAAGAAAGGTGTATTCAACAAGACACCACTATTATACAAGTCTACACAAGAGATAAACAAAGATAGTAAATTACCACAAGCACTAAAACCAGCCTTCACAATCGCGTTACAAGAATTCAGCAAACTCGGAATCAAGGGTGTATTACAGGGTGACCTAATGTTCACTTCTGGTTCACTTGAATCCGAGACCATTGATGGTGAAAGATACACCACATTCCAACCAAACACTATAGTCTATGCTGTTCCAAAGATGTCAGAACTGGAACAGAAAATCAAAGCGGCTAAAATTGGTGTGGTGTGGCATACTACATATACTGGTAATACACTGGAGAGTATGAAGGCATCTTTCGGTGTAAACATTAGTGGTCTCAGAAAATCAAAAAATGTCTGGATGGATGATGCTAGTTATAGAGATACTAGTGGAACTTCTACATTCACAAAATCAGAAACCGCCGCTGTAACCACGAAGTTATCACAATGTGGTAGGATATTCCAGAAAATAAATTCAGCACAATTGAGCAGTTTCTTAAAATTTCAAAATGGGTTTACGGGCAAAATGGTTGGCGCCAATATCAAAACCTATAACAATTCAAAAGTAAAAGTTGGTGCAAAGATATCAAATGTCGCTGGACATGTGTCTGGATATGCAAAATGGGTAGAAGACAAATTTGATTCAGAGATAAATAAGTTAAAGACGGAGAAATCTAAGAGTCAACTAGAAAAAAGAAAGACTGAAACTCTAAGAGAATTATCCAAGTATAATGCTCTTCTTACAAATGTCATCAATTTTCAGAACTCTATGGTAGAGGCGAAAATGATAATCGTTAGTAAATTGAATAGAGTAAAACAGTTAATGGATACCTTTGTTAGAACCAAACAGGGATTTAAAGTTACAAATCCAGAAGGATATGTTGCTATAGATAGGGTTTCTGGTAACGCGGTCAAACTAGTAGACAGAATGGAATTCAGTTATAATAATTTTACAGCAATTAAGGCGTGGGATAGATGAAAACATTAGTATATGCATTTGGTAGGATGAACCCACCCACGGCGGGACACGGAAAACTTATCCAGAAAGTAAAACAACTTGCTCAAAGAGAAAGGGCAGACCATCTTATTGTGGTTAGTCATAGTCAAGATAAACATAAGAACCCATTAACCCCACAGAAAAAAGTTGCTCACCTTAAAAGGATGTTTCCACAAACTAAATTTAAGGCATCTGATAGAGTCAACCCAAACTTTATAAAACAGTTAGGTTTAATTACAGGAAAGTACGATAAGGTTATTATGGTTGCTGGTTCAGATAGGGTTCAAGAATTCCAAAGAATACTGGATAGATACAACGGTAAAGATTTTAAATTTGATGAAATAGATGTTATCTCTGCTGGTGCAAGAGACCCAGACGCGGAAGGCGTAACTGGTATAAGTGCTAGTAAGATGAGATTATTTGTCAAGAACAATGATTTTAACTCATTCAAAAGAGGGTTGCCTGCTGGGTATAGTGGGTCTCAAGCTTTATTTAAAGATGTGAAAAAGGGAATGGAGTTAAAAGAGGAAACCTACAACACTTTTTCACAATTTTTAAGAGGATAAAATAATGTCAAAATTTTTAGAGGGATTACTACCCGAAAACGGATTGGAGTTTGATAAATTTTCTGCCCCCCACGGACATCCAGACAATGATTTCCCAAATGGAAAATGGGGTCTGTATGGTGAAAAGGTAAGTGGGCCAGGCATTGGAGCTCCAGAAGATTTACCAGATGAATACTATGAAGAAGTATCAGATAGAGAAGAACTTCTTGAACAACTAAAAGAGGATGAAGGAGTAAAATATGAAGTCTATCTTGACCACCTTGGGTATCCCACCTGTGGAATCGGCCATCTCATTAAAGAAGAGGACGAAGAAGCAGAATACGAAGTCGGAGATGAAGTCTCAGAAGAAAGAGTCATCGAACTCTTCAAACAAGATATCGGAATTGCCTGCCGAGACGCCGTTAATCTATACGGCTGGTCTGGATTTTGTGAGTGGCCAGAGGAAGTCCAAAATATCTGTATTAATATGATATTTAATATGGGTATGACTAGACTTGGTAAATTCAAAAACATGCATAAAGCATTAGAACAACAAAATTGGAAACAAGCTGCTATCGAAGGACGCGATAGTCGATGGTATAAACAAGTTACTAACAGGGCAGAGAGATTGATGTCCAAGTTGGAATCTATTTAACATAACAGGGAAGGATATGGAATGGCAGTATTGCTAGATTTGGCTATGACTTTTTGGATGTGGACAGTTTTAATAATTATACTTTTAGTTGGTTGGGTGATTGACAAATTAGATATGAGAGAGAAAACGGATTTGACATTTTCTATGAAGGAGATGCCTAATCTAAGACCGATTGTTATAGAAACAAAAGGTAAAGGATTTTGGAGGTCAGTGTTTCACTGGTTTTTATCTACTAGAAATTGGGAAGTAACCAAAGATTGGCACTACACAATAGATGATGTTGAGTATGTGATTCCGAAAGGATTCCAGTTTGATGGTGCTAGTATTCCTAAATTTTTGAGAACATTTTTCTCTCCAGTAGGTATAATGCTAGTCGGTGGTTTGGTTCATGATTATGGATATAAGTATGAAACCTTACTACTGAAAGGTAAAAAGGACACCATAGGAACGAAAGACCAAAAGTGGATGGATGAGGTTTTCAAAGATATTAATATCAATGTAAATGGGTTCTATCTATTCAATATACTTTCCTATTGGTCATTGCGACTGGCGGGATTTATTGCGTGGAATGGACACAGGAAAAGGAATCTCTCACCATTATAATTAAGGAGTGAAAATGGATGAGAAAACTCTCATAGAACATTATAAGAAAAAACTTTCAGAGTTAAATGAATTATTAGATTCTGGTATGTTAAGTTTTTCTGAGTACAATGAATTAGTAAAAGACTTTAAAGACATCAAAGCAATAGAGTCGGATATAGATGACATTAAGTTAAAAGTATTCGCTGGTGCGGTGGTTCAAAGTCTTGCGCCACAGATACAATCTTTATAAATAGTCATACTATGGAAAAGACCTTTGCAGACTTTGTAGACATACCTGAGCTTGAAGAGGGAGTTAATGACCCTGCTATCTTCAAAGCAGTTTTCCTTGCCGGCGGGCCTGGGTCTGGTAAGTCTTTTATGGTTGGACAAACAGGTCTAAACTCACTAGGTTTCAAGATAGTCAACTCTGACCAACAATTTGAAATCGCACTAAAAAACGCTGGTTTATCTATGAAAGCAGCGGACATATTTTCAACAAAAGGTCAATCTCTCAGAGACCGCGCTAAGTTTTTAACACAAAAAAGACAAGATAGTTATCTTGACGGAAGACTTGGATTAGTCATTGACGGTACTGGTAGAGAGTATGACAAAATATCAAAACAGAAAAAAGAACTAGAAAAACTAGGGTATGAAACTGCCATGATAATGGTTAATACAGACCTAGATACTGCTGTCAGTAGAGACAAACAAAGAACTAGAACATTGGGTGCAGATAAAATCAGTCCAATGTGGCAATCAGTACAAAAAAACATTGGTAGATTTTCAAACCTCTTCAAACAGAATTTTTTCATTGTAGACAATTCAGATGGTGCCGACTATAAAAAAGGTTCGTTGTCTGTATATAGAAGTATTATGTCTTGGTCAAAGAGACCACCACAACATAGACTTGCCAAGGCGTGGATTAAAGACCAGAAACAACAACGCAATATCAAAGAAGCAGAATTACCACCACATCTCAAGAGACATTTTGACAAGGACGGAAATGTTAAGAAGGGTTCTTGGAAATCTGGTGATTGGAAAGCAGATAAGAAACAACCAAAAGTCAAGTTTACAGTAAAAGATGTGACACCGAAAGGATATGGCCCCAGAGAAGATATAGACAAAATGGACATGGGTGATGTCATTAAAGATTTTTACAAGAGTGATGCACCTCAGTTCAAAGGCAAATCCAAAAAGAAACGCAGAGAGATGGCGATTGCCGCTAAACTTGCTACTGAGTGCAAGGACGAAAAAGATTTCAAACCACATATGATGTATGACCCTAAAACTGGTAAAGGTGTTAAGGCGAATACTTACATGCAACATGTCGCTTTAGATAAGAAGGGGTATGTCCACGAGAAACCAGAAATAAAAGAAGATTTAAGAAAGTGGTTTGGTAAAGGTAAGAAGGGGGATTGGATTCGCGTAGGCACAGATGGTGAAATCAAGGGAGATTGTGCAAGAGAGCCTGGCGAGGGTAAACCAAAGTGTATGCCTAGAGACAAGGCACACAGCATGTCTAAAAAGGACAGGGCGACATCTGCCAGAAGGAAACGCAGAGAAGACCCAGTTGCAGATAGGAAGGGTAAAGGTGGAAAACCAATTATGGTTAAAACCGATGTGAAGGAAGATGTAAAAATTAGTAGATATGAATGGGGTAGACCAGACGGCACAGAATATATGAAAGCGCTGACGCCTGGCGAGCCTGGTAAAACTACTAAAAAGAACAGGTCAAATGGAAATCTCAAACACTACAAGGCAGTATGTGAAGAAGGAGATAAAGAAGAATTAAAATCAATAGCATCTGCAACCCACGACCAAATACACAAAGATGTAGATGGGACTCAAGATGACTTTGAGGGAATTATTACCCTTGATACTATTGATAACGATTGGACTGCGATATTCACAGAACCAGAAATAGAAGCACTTGAACACGAAGTTGATGAATTATCTTTTGAAGATATGATGGGTCTGGGAATGTATGACCAAGACGAATTAGAAGATTTTGAGGCATTTGACCAAGATGTAGACTGGCACGATGAAGTACAAATAACTGAAGTTCTATCCATTCAAGGTAGAATGAAAAGACGATTTGCTGCTAGAAGAAATAGACAAAAACTTAAAGTTGCTCGAATGAGAGCCGCGAGGAGGGCAGCTGACCCAACTAGGTTGAAGAGGCGTGCTACTCGTGGTGCGAGGAATATGCTCAAGAACAGGATTGCGAGAGGTAGGGATTTGGGTTCATTGCCACCCGCTGAGAAGGCTCGTATTGAAGGTATGGTTATGAGATTTTCTGGATTAGTATCTAGGATTGCTCAGAGAATGATACCTATTGTTCGTAAGAACGAAATGAAAAGATTGAAATCTGGTTCAAGACAGAAATCCCAGAAGGCGAAGAAGTATAATCCAAAGAAAGCATTGGCTTCTGCTTCAAAACAGAAGGGTAAAAAGTTTAAGGCAAGTAAGAAAACATTTGCTAAACCAAAATTAGCAAGTAAACCAAAGGCGGCGAAGAAAACGAAATGATTACATTCAAACAATTATTAGAAAAAAATGTACCGACCAATCCAAAGTTATGGTCTAAATTTAAATCACAGGCAAAGGCGAAGTTC